ACGGCATTCCTGTGTTCGACACACCTGCGGATAAACCGGACAATCAGTGCAGTGTCATAGGGAGGATTGCAGAACACACGTCCGAACCAGGGTTGTTGCAGGCCGTCATCCTCAATGGTATAGTGATGTCGCGCCGTATCCCATGGGCGGTTTACGGGCGAACACGGATCCAAATCGAACGGCCCCAGCCTCCGAAGCAGGCAGGGAGGCGTGAGCCATTCGTTCTTTCCGGTAGAAGATTTCCCCTCGAAAGTTACATCCATGACAGCTTAGATTGTATCACCCGAGCCGATTTGGATATCGAACGGGTTGAGATCGAATTCATGGGTGATATTGGTATCATCCTGCTGTGACTCGAGACAATCCTCCGTGAAGATGCAACCTTTGAGCGTTACGGTCGTCGTTGTCCAGTCCTCGCCGGCCATCGGGTTGGCAAAGCTGATAATCAGGTCGAACTCGCCGATTTCGAGCAGCGAGCCGTATACCGAGCGCAGCAGTTGCTGCGTGGCGTAGTCCATCGTAATCGATGCCGAGTAGGTGATGTTCCCGAACCCGCGACTGATGGGACGGCCGCCCATGCCGTAGTTGCTTTCCACCTTGCGTTTCTTCGACCACTTGATGGCCGACACGCCTTCGAGCGTGGTCGAACCCTCGTCGATGCCCAGTGCGGTCGAAGCAAGCGTTATCATCGACCACGAGTATGCCACATTATTGATTACTGCCATATTTCGGATTATTTAGCGGTTAGCGAAAGCCCCTCCTCGACGTAGATCTTCACGGCGACACCGACCGGCACGATGACGTAGGAGATGCGCAGCGTATCGTCCACCAGCACGTTCTGGTTGGCATCGATAGTCACGGCATATCCGGAAATCTCCTGCGCTGCTTGCATCTTGGCGAGAATATCGCCCACAAGCGTCTTGAAAGAGGTGATTTTCGACGGCGCGAGGAATCCCGTCGAGGGGTTGACCATCAGCGGCGAGTTCACGTACGGAAGCAGGGCTTCGCGCACGGCACGACGGCTCTTGTTTATCGTCCTATTGCGGGCAATGGTGCGGTAGTCTCCCGTCGAGCAGGTCTGATCCTTCGAGATGTAGATGCCGTTCTCGCGCCCGGCGTACTTGATGGGGAAAATGTAGCCCTTGTCGTCCAGCTCGTCGAGCAGTGACGGGGATAACGACTCATAACGGTTCAGGCTCAGAAAGTTCTCCTCTGCCTCGTCGAGATTGATATCTCCGAAGCCTAACTCTATCTCCTGAAAATGGTCCGTGAAGAGGTTGAACTGCTTCACCCACGCGATGGACTCGTGCACATTGGCTTTGGCAAGGGCTCCCATCACGGCTCCGAGGAATCCCACGGGTGTGTGGTTGCGGTTGCGCATCTGCATGAGCGAGACGGCCTCGTGGTGTGCCTGCCCGAAGATACAGCTGATACGGCTCGCCTCGCAGATGCACGAGGGAATGCGGTTCAGGTCGATCTGACGACCCTCGGTCGTGTCCGATCCCGTATTGGAGGGATTGGCCGAGAGGACGAGCGACAAGGGCTGGTTCTGTTCCGCCAGAGAAACGGCGACATCGTTCAGCCCTTTTACGAGATTCAGACCGTATTTTTCCGCTGCACCGCCCGCTTTCCACAGCGGCTGCTCGGTCCAGATACCGAGTTGCGAGATCATGCCTCCGGCGGCCCGCTGCATCACTTCGATCGCATTCCACGTGGCGGAACAGTCGGCAAACATCACGTAGAGTTTCCCCGTGCCGTTCACGTTACCCGACATGCGGAAGAACTCGCGGATATGGTAAGCCGGAATGCCGTGCAGGAAGTTCACGGTTGCCTCTTCCTCTTCGGTTGCCTCCACACGCTCGATGATGCCGAAATCGCTGACGGCGGACTTGAAGGAGGTGATGTAACACACATCGCCCAGCCTGAGTTTCGACTCGTTCGTCTTGCCGTAACCTTCGGTAAAGAGTTCCGGCTGCAACGACACGTCGAACAGCAGTCCCGTCACCTTCTCGCCCGAGGAGCCGGTGTCGTACGGGATATTGCCGTCCACGTCCCTGATAAATACATTTCCGAGTGCCATAGGCTATGATTTGTTTTTAAGTTCGTTGTAAAAGGGATTTTCGTACAGCACCGCCTCGCCCCGAATGGCGGCCGGCGTGTCCGGAGAGAAAGTTCCGCCATGCGCGTCGATGTACAGCGAGGGATAGGACGGGAACTTTTTCAGCAGGTCGAGCACATGAGCGTCCCGTGTCTGCGCTCCCGTATGATTCTCTTCCGCCGGTTTCTCCGGCTTTGACGGGGTCTTCGTCCCGGACCGATTCGACGCCGCTTCGGAGTGTACGGCGCCAGTTTCATCGGGTATATCGGCCGCAGCGGTTGCTTCATCTCGCAGGGTATCATCGGTTTCTGTCAGAGGCTTCTCCTCCGTATTGATTTTCTTTGCCATCGTTGTCGGAAAAAATTTGGGGAGCGGGGTTTCGACTCCGCTCCCCGGGTGAGACATTCAAATCAGATGAAAGGTGGAAATATCGGGTTATACGGTTTTCTTGTAGGCGGTATGTACGACGATTTCGCCAGGGCGGACGATGTTCACGTCCATCTTCATGCGCATCTGAAAAAAGAAGAGCTCGGAGTTGGCCTGCAGACGATCGATTTTCAGGACATCCGTGTCGTTGGCATAATCCACGCCCATCCAGAGGTTCGAGTCCATGCCCGTGGAGAACTCGCCCAGCACCATCGTATGCTCGGGAATACCCACGATGGGGAGGACGCGCTTGCCCTTAAAGCGGTACTTGTTCACCTCGGTATTCTCCGAGTACTTGACCTGCTTGTCCGAGATGTACTGGTCGTAGGCGTCCCACGCGTCCCAGCCGACGATGAAGACCAGCGAGCTCTTCTTGCGGATCTGTTTGGAGCACTTCTTCCACATGGCGTAGAGGGCCGCCTCGACCGCCGCACCGTCCGTCAGTTCGGTGGTGCCCGAGACCACGCACTGACCGCCGGCAATGATCTCTGCGTCCGTGGCGTTCACGTTATCGATGATTCGCTTGATCACGCCGTCAAAATACTTCTCACGGTTGGCACCGATCTTCGTGCAACCTGTGGGTTCCGTAATCTTGGCCACCGTCTCGCCACCCTTTGCCGCCGTCCAGATAGCGTTGCCGATATACTCGTTCTTCTTCTCGATCAGCAGGCGCAGCATCGTGGCCTGAATCTTCGGGTCGAGCTCGCGGAAGACGAGGTTGCCCTCGGGCTGCGCGAACTTCCAGTATTTCTCGTAGTCGCGGGGGTTGAACTCCACGTAAATCATGAAGTCCGAGGGTTCGAGGTAACGCTCCGTGAGCTGGTACTCGTTGAACCCTTCGTCCCCCTTGGCGCCGTGGATAGGCTGCGGGGTCGGAACGTTGTCCTGGATGACGTTCCCCAGCTTGATGGCCGGAAGCGTGTAGCGGTGCTGGATACCCGTCTTGATGTGGATAAGACCCTCGCGCACCGTGTCGTTGCCCTGAACGGTATAGGTCAGAAGGTCTTCCAGCACCTCGCCGGAATAACCGTTCTGAAGAAAGTTTACAGTATCTGCCATTGTCGAATGAGTTTACTTGTTTTGCAATGAATCTCAGCCGACGGGCGGACTGTCTTCCGCACGAGACACACGGTCTCCGGCATGTCAGTTTATAAAATTCGGGATGTCCCCGGAAGGATATGCTATCCGAGCTTGCGGAACTCGAAGTTCTTACCCACGACCTCCGTGACCTTCTCGGCCATCAGCTGCTCGGCAGTCTTGGCCGCCTCGGCTGCCGCCTGCACGTTCTTCGTGTCGGAGGCGATGGCCTGCGAGATCTTCTCCCGCGCGGGAATGGAGGAGAGCGTGCTCTCGGCAAGAGAGAAGTTCGAGGTCGCCATCTCGACCCACTGGACTTTCGACTCACGGTCGATCTTACCTTCGGTGATGGCATTCTCGACGAGCGTCTCGATGCGGGAGGTCTGCTCCTCCTGCTCCCTCTTTCGGTAAACGGAAAGCTGCGCCGTGGCTGCCGAAAGGTCTTTCTGGAGGTTCTGTATCGCGGCCTCCTTGCCGGCAATGACCGTCTGGG